TGAAAGCTTGTAACAAAGCACCATTTAACAAAGCAGAATCGAACTCGTCTCCTAACCATGTACTACCCGCAGTAACTATAGACTCTGGGTAGTACCCATAATGAAGTTCTGTGTTGTAGTCCCCGTCTGGAGTTGGACCTAATAAAAACGTATTATCATCAAAATATGCGTAGTGTACTGGAAAGCCTTGAGTAGCCGCTACGGGATATGCTTCACGAATAAAATTAACATCTTTATTCAATAAAAAATGATAGTTTCCACTACCATCAACAACAGACAAAGAATAACTCCACAAAAAATCACTAGGTGTAGATAAATAAGTATTACCTTGTGAAGTAGTACCAACAACATTTTTTCTTAATGCAGGTATTTGCACAGTATTATATATTGTCTGTTCGGCTTGCTGAGTAAACATAGCAAGTTCATCATCTGTGAAAGTGTTTTCACAAATGTTTTGTATGTTTGTTTTCAGAGCCGTATAGTTCATAATCTAAGCCATCGGTCCTCGGGCCATAAGCCCTTTTGTTGCGGCTCCAGTACCACGAACTTTTACGCCGTTGGTTTTAACACCTTTCATAGACATTTTAGGTGCATGACCACACGGTTGCACACCTTTGTCTTTAATAACTTTTACTTCTTTTTCGTTAAAAACATTCATTATAATAACTCCTATGTAATAATTACCACAACTTGACCGACATGGCTATAAGTAATTAAATTGTTTGGGGATAGATTATATGGATCTTGTCCACCACCTACGGGGTTCCACCCCCATTGTATATCTCTACTACTATATTCCCCAGAAGAACCAACACTAGTATCCACTCTAGGATCTTTTATTGCTTGCGGATCATCTACAGGGAACTGACCTAATTTTAACTGAGGATGGTCAGGACTCCAACACTCAGGGCAGGCTTTTACATTTGTATTCCTACCCTTTACAATTAAATCTTTTAGTTCTCGTAGTTTATATTGAAACCCACATACATCACATAAAGCAATAGCTTTTTTTGCTGATGCGAACCTGTTAGCCATTAATAGATCCTTCCCACCCTTGGTACAAACCTCGCGGAAGTTTTTTCTCTGTCTTCACCAGCAGCAAGCTCAAACTGCTCTTCATAAGCTGCCTTTAGCATAGGTATTCTGTCGGCTAGTTCTGGTACTTTCATTGCGATATAATAAGCTAATCCAGCTACGAGTACAGGGAAAAAACGAAAGTTCATATCAGCAGTTTGTACACCACTACCTGCGTCTTCTATACGTCTCATACGCCAGTAGTAAAGAACGTAATTATTGTTATCAGGAACAGGCCAAACATTAACTACAGGGTTGTCTCGTAAACGTTCTATGTATATTTGTATTGGTCTACCACGAGAAAGTTTGTTAGGTATAGAAGCATATGTACTAACACTTATACGACTAATTGTTAAATCTGATTGTGTAGATTGATTCCCTGAACCAGTGCGTATTTGATGCTCTAAAAGATCTATCGTATCAGCGGGTAAATTGTACTGCGAAGTACCATCAACTAAGTTAATAGTTCCTTCATCAATAGTCCACATATTAATACCACGGTTCTGCCACTCAATAGTCATCAAGTTCATAGAACGACGTGCGGTACGCAAATCATACCCAGAACGCATCTCACGACCAGCGCGTTCCCAAGCTTCTTCAGCGATCTCAGTAAAATCCATATTAAAGGATGTGGTTCCTGATGTAGTCATGTTACTGGCCCTCCGACAAGCCATGCCTCACAAGTGCGGGCACCAGCGCATTTAAAGTGGAAGAGCTGGCAATAGCCAAGATTTGCCGCCTCTGTGACAGCTTCCGCGTCTTTGCGTTCGTACTCTTCATCCCCTGTAAGTCCAGAGATAATGCACTCCATCATCTTAGGGGTTTGAATAAACGCAGCGCAATTACCGCAGCGAGCGGTTTTTGCTTCTTCAACAGATATATCCCAGAGGTCTGCTAACCCCTGCCAAAACTCTTCATTATTTTCTTCTGGGTTCATCGGACCATAGCCATATTCTTCGATAGCGTGGTTGCGATTTTCTAGGTTCTCATGCACGTCTTGGGTCGCAACAGGGCAAGTCGCGGGGTCTTTATAACCTCGTGATATTGCTGATCCTCTTGATGCGGTCGGTCTACGTGCCATTACTTTTTCCGTTTCGCTGGCGATACTCTGCGTGGTTTACCCGCAGGTTGCCCTAATCGTTTCTTTTCGGCGATCTTCTTGCGCTTCTCAGACGCAGTCATTTCCCCGCTTGTCTTTGGAGTTTTGCTGGACACCTTCTTCGTTGGTCGACAGTACGGTGTGCCCCGCTTCTCTCCTTCTTGTCGCCCGCAAGCCTTACCAGTGCGTACATCTTTCCAGTCCTCTTTAAACCAGCGTTTAAGTGCTGCACCTTTCTCTGTCTTACGAACTGCCATTACTTCTTCCCTTTGTTACCCCAGTTTTTGGCTCCTGCTTTTCTACACTTGGCTATAGCACCACTTGCGTAAGCGGAAGGAAAAACCTTATAACTAGATTTAACCTTCCTATAACACTCATCTTTAACAGAGCCACCTTTTTTGTACCCCTTACAGGGTTTAGATTTGTAATATCTTCTCATATATTAACGCATCTTACAAGGACGCACTCCTTTTGTAACGCAACCTGCTCCGCGAACTTTTCCGCCAGATTTGTAACCTTTTTTAACGCTACGACCTTTTTTAACTTTACCGCCTTTTTTCATTTTGTTAGATCCAAGTGGTCTCACTTCAGTTTGAAAACCCGGTGCATACGGACCTCTGTTTGGAGGGTTCCTATTAATGGTGTCTCCAAGCTTAATAGGGTCTTTTGTAAAAACATCCTTTATAAAACTAGAGATTTGGTCTGTGTCTACATAACTACCAAGAGTATTTTTAACTTTATTAGCAATCCTATTTATAGACTCGTTTGTTCTATATCCTTCCTCCACAAGGCGATTAGCCTCCTCTATTTTAGACTGCGAAGGGGGTTTATCAGAGTTCCCCGGAAAGATGTTTTTAAAGAAAGAACGAATCTGCTCGTTTTGCCCTTCTATATTATTTAAAGCTTTTTTTCTTTGTTCTGTTATTCGCTTTCTTTGTCTTTCTTGATATTGTTCCAACGCCGTAGGAGGTTTAGGATTATTCCTTCTAGGAGGCGTAGGCTTATTCCTTGGAGTAACCATAGGAGTAACCGTAGGAGTACCAGCATTCGCAGCAGGTTTAGTATCCATTACTTCATTTTTAGGTTTAGGAGGCGTAGGCTTCGCAGGAGCAGTAGCCCCCGTATCCATTTTATACTGAGCATCTTTTAAAAACTTACGTTTTTCGCTCCTCGCAAAATTACCGCCGCCTTTTTTAAAAGCGTCTCTAAACACTTCTGAAGCTTTTTTATTTATTGCTTCATCATCATAAGCTCTCTTATTAGAACCTGATTTTTTAGCCGCCATACGTGCTCGGCGTTGTTCCATTTCTAATTCTCTTTGGGCTTTTAATTTAGCCATACGTTCAGATCTTTTCATCTTACGCGCCTTTCATAGTAACTACTTTGCATACTTTACCACCACGAGCCATACCATAACCTCGTACTTGACAGCCAGATTTATAACCTTTTTTAACTTTTCCGCCGCCGCGCATTTCTTTGTTTGGGGGTGTAGGTTTATCCTTTTGTACGCTTTTTTCTGAAGCTTTTGACTCTGGATATTCCTTAGCGGCTTTTAAAAATAACTTACGGGCTTCATTATCTTTAAAGTTTTTCTTAACTTTACCGCCCTCTTGCATTTTGCCTATGCCATCAGCAGCGTAAAAGGGAACTTTTTTACCGCCCTCTTCAACCATTTCTAGTTTACCACCAGCTTTGTATTTTTTTGTCGTTTTCATAAATTCTTTACCTACTCTAGTTGGAACTCCAACTTTATTAGCGAAGTTTTTGTTATTTGCTACCGCAGCCATAAACCGTCTTTGCTTCTCAGATTTAACAGGCATAAAGCATCACCACTTGGATTTATCAGCCCAATATGCCGCAGACATCTTACCTTTTGCGATGTTTTTGGCGTGACGAGCCTTGAATGATTTTCTTTTCATCTTCATACGTCTAGACTCACCCTTCTTAGGTTTACCTGCCGTACTAGCACCCTGCTCACCATAACGTATAATTTTCTTCTTACCACCCTCACATGCTTTTACAATATGTGATTTCTTTGGGTGTGAAGGAGTCCTACGCGGTTTATTACAAGCCATTTTGGCTTTATCAACTCGCCCTCCTGACTTGTAATATCTTCGCATAGAACTACCCTAACTATAAAAGAAGGTTACCGCGTCAATATTCGTTGACACAGACACGTAAACGTCTGAGCTACAACGGATACCATTATCAGGAACGTTGACCGAATGAGAGTCAGATGCTAGAAAATCTATGTCTAACACTGTAGCGCCGCCATTACCATTAGTAACAGTTAAACGACCAGCGCCACCACTATTTGTTAAAACTTGAACTTGCCGTATTCTAGCAGGTCCAACTGCCAAAGATCCAGTGGCTGTAACTCTTTTAGTTAATACATCAGAAGAAGACATATGTTATCTCCTTAACCAGCTGAAACAGTTAGAACACCTGAGTTGCTCCAAATCTGCCCTGCAACTGAAGGGTCAGAAGTAGGAAGATCTTTGAAGATAATAACGCTGTTAGTGCCGTCATGAGTGATAGAGATGTTCTCTGTCACAGCTCCGGTGTTTGCAGCTTTAGTGATGTCCTTAAAACCGTTCTCAGAGCGGACTGGACCTTGAAAAGTAGTATTAGCCATGTAAATCTCCTGTCTTGGCTATTGTCAGTTTCACCATGAAACTGTCAGGAATTAATATTATTATAACATAGAAAGCGTAAAGGGGCAATACAACACAACAACAAAGGAGGAAAAGTGTTATACTGCCCCAATACATTAGGCTCCGGGTGACCCAAACACACCCAGAGGATCAGAAACGCCAAATGAATAACGCTCACGGGCTTTATAACGACTGTTGCCAGTATCAAAATCTGCATCCATAGATGTAGACATTGGTGTACGAACAAAGTGTTTCAAACCGTTAGGAACGTCTGTCATCAAGAACCAAGCGTTAGTATCAGTTAGATAGTGGTTTACAGCGTAACCACCGGGAACTGCATTATTGCTCATGATTGCGTTGATGTCATTGTCAGCTGTACCTACTCGACCTTCTGTTTCCAACAGACGTGTTGCAACGAATTGCAGTGCTGGTGGAATGATAAGTTTTTTAGGTTGAGCCGCAATAAGTAGTCCACGCTCGTCTGTCCAACCAGCAATCTGAATGATAGCGGCTTCAAGAGAAGTCTCATTCAAGTCAGCTGCTACAGCTGGAGTATTAGAGTTTGTACCACCAGAAACAAGTGGATGGTCGGTAGCACACAAGGATTTACCATCACCATAAGTAGTTCCTGCTGCAAAAGCATTATTCAAAATAGATGCAGCTTTTACTTGTTTTGTGTACGCCATAGCACGAGCTAGTGCTTTTGTGTAACGTGATGACAGAGAGTCATAGAGGTTGTCCTCGATAGCTTCTTCTGTAATACTGAAACCCATTGCAATAGTTTCATGCACATAACGTGCGCTCCAAGCTTCCTGAGCATTGTCATATGCGATGGAAGAACCTTCGCTTTTAACAGGTGCAGCTGAGAAGCCTGATAGTTTTGTTTCTTCTTCAAAAGATCTATCAGAAGATTCAGTTTCATAAATTTCGGCGTGTTCTTCACCGTATTTTGCGTATTCTAGCCCAAACAGTGCGTTTAGACCGGGTAACAGTTCTTTTAGTAACTGTGCGCGAGAAATTGCCATTTTACATTACTCCCTTATACGCCAGTAGTGTTATTAAACTGATGACCTGCGTTCCATTTAACGAGGGCTTCAGTATAACCACCAGACGAATTTCTAGTTTCTTCTACAAGATCTACAATACGCAAAGGTAGAGTATTAGTTGTAGCTGTTGTGTCAGATATAGCATTTTTTGAATTACCAGTAACAGTATCACCAGTGTTATTCACCATTGCTACGTTTGCACCGATATCTGTAATAGCAAGATCACCAATAGTTGTACCAGAAGATACAACAGCGACCTTAAACAGGATATCTGTACCGTCAGCTACGATAGCTTTAATATCAGATGCAACAGTACTGGCTGGGTAATACTGACTAAACACTTTGTAACCAAGTGCTGGATCAGTATAAGAACAACCAAGAAATACACCAATAGGTGTCATAGCTGCGTCAGCAGTATCACGTTCTACGGTGCCTCCAGTAACCAAAGTAACAGCGTCACCATTGAAGATAGATGTACCATAACCACTAGCAATTTTATACTCGCGAGTTACACCTACAAAAGGTACGCCACTTATTAGTTTAACTGGAATAAGCCCATATGGGCCATTAACAGATGGATAAGCCATGTTAATTTCCTTTTAAATTTAAGTTTTAAGTTCCATTTCCGAAAGTAACCTTCGTTTTTCTATCGTTAAATAGAGGCATACGAGGATCATTTTCTCTCATAAGGTTGTTATCAACGGAATGCATTTGAGAACGTGTCTGGTTTTCATAATATGCAGTACGTTCTTCTTTTAATTCCTTTGGAGCTTTGCAGAGTAACAAACCACCAATAACCACATTGTCTTTAAAACGTTCATTTTCAACGGTAACCAATGTAATTTCTGGATGATCTGAAGCTTTAACAGGCTCCCAACCTTCTCTTAATTTAGAAGAAACATTCGTGGCGTCTATTTGACCTTGAGTACTAACACGTACCCAATGAAAATCGTATCCGGGCTCGGGATTAGGAGATGGTAACAACTCAGGGCGCTGCCAAGCCTTTTTCCTTGATTCTTTTTCGCGAGATCCTAAATCTCTATCTAATCTATTTTCAACCATTTTGTTTCCTCATATCTATTGCAACCTGTTCGGCGTATTGTTTGTTTGAAAGTCCTAAGCGTTTTGCTATAGCAACTTGTGTAGCAGTTAACCTAATCTTTTTAGGTGCTGTGCTTCGTGTTGCAGGAGCCACTACATTAGAGCGGCGCTTTGGTTTTTCGACTTCTTCAACTAGCTGGTCCTCGAATTTCTCAGGGAACAACTTCCGCATACGAGTATTAATTACCTCGTAGTATTTATCACTTGTAGGATCTACACCATCATTAATTAGTTTATTGTGTAGTCCTAATGCGTAACTCGTCATTTCAATATCGGTATTAAACCAAGTATTTTCTTGTCTCCAAGCTTCCGCTCTTTCATCGACAGGAGTTACATTCGTATATTTTTCTGCTTGGTATTGTACAGGCTCAATTTCTGTTTGTAAAGCATCTAATTTAATGTTAGCTAATTTATCTGCTCTAATCTTAGCAGTAGTTAACAATTCTTGAGCTTCTAATACCTTATCAGTATCCCCAAGTTCATAAGCTTCTTTATACTTTCTCTTAGCCTCATTATACTCAAAATTTACTTTTTCTTTAGCTTCTTCTAGTAAAAGTTTATTAGATTTAGCTTCGCTACTTTTTAATTTTTTGTTTTCTTCAACAAGACGTTGAGCAAACTTTTCCAGTTCTTGGCGTTCTCTAAGAGCCTTTTCTTTCTCTCTACGTTCGTCATGATAGCCTTTACTAATGTGAGATATACGTTTACGAACTTTTTCTGAATAACTTTCAAGTTCTTCTTTAGTGACGTCTTCAGGAGGTTCAGACGGTGTTTTATTTCTGTCCCTTTTAGGGATATCATCAATAATTTCAATTTCAATATCGTCATCATCTTCATATTCATCTTCATCTTCATCTTCATTATCCAATACTTCGTAATTATCTTCTTCTACATCAGCTTTTTGTTTATTAGACTTCTTAGTTTCAAATATTTTTTCTGCTGAAGATTCTTCAATCTCTATAGTTGTTGTATCTTTTTTCGAATTTTTATCCTCGTCAGGAAATTCAAATTCTACCTGTTGAAAACCCATATTCTTACTCCTATACACCACATATTCCACGAGGATCGTCAATAACAGCCTCTATGGAATCATCATTCATTAATCTGAATTCTTTACCGCTAACTTTAAAACGAGTACCAGTATTCATTCTAAACATAACATAGTCACCTACTTTGCACCAAGGACCAGAGGGATATCGTTCTTTGTCTTGGTATGCTTCTGTTCCCATATCTAGGACTAATCCCATAATAGAAGTTATATATTCTCTATGTTTTTCACTTTCAGTTTTTAGTAGTGTAGTTCCCTTGTAGTAATCGTCTACGTCAGGTAAGGCTATTAAAATCCTGTAGCCCGCAGGTTTAGGTAAAGTAGCTTCCCAATCTATTTCGGGAGTTACCGCAGAAGCAATCTTTTGCTTAACTTCTTCTGGAACCTCAATCTTAATTGTTTCAGTCATCATCTTCTTCCATATAATTTTTCGCGAGGTCTAATACATAATCATTACAAGTTTCTAGACCTCGGATTAAACCTGTAATTTCCTTGTACTGAGGATAGTCTTTAGCTCCTCCACGACTAAGGAATTCTTTCGCTGAGGATATATCCTCAGATATTTTCTTTTTAAGCACGTCAAAGACGGTAGTAGCCATAAATTATCTCCTGTTTTTATTGGCATCAATAGCTGTTTTTAATGCTTTGTTTTTAGCATCTAGTTCAACTTTTCTTTCCTCTATTTCTAGTTTAGTTGTATCAAGTATCTTATCAGTTTCCTGCTCTGCTTCCTGAAGCTCTAATTTAGTTGTATTAAGTATCTTATCAACTTCTTGCTTTTGAGCTTTTAGTTGAAGATCAGCCGCTTTTATCTGTAATTCGGCTTGATCTTTCTGAGCTTTACGTTGTACTTCTTGTCCTCTAATTTGTAATTCAGCTTGCTTCATTTGCATAACAGGGTCTTGAGCTTTTTGTAACGCTTCTTGTTGCGCCGCTTCTTTTTGTTTCTGTTGAGTTAGCTGTGAAGTTGCCGTAGCTACCGCACGAGATAATTGTAATTCTATCTCTTCTGGTAATTCTGTGTTAGGTGCTGGTAGTGGAGCGCCAAGTTTATCTTCCACTTGCTTACGATAACTAAACCCTAAATGCTCTGCTATGTGAGCTTGTAAAGATGCCATAATTCTATTGGCTTGTGGATTTTGTCCTATCATCTGAGCTACACTAGGATCTTGCATGAAAGAGACGTGAGCCGCAATGTGTGCATCGTGATCTTGGTAAATAAACGCTTTTAGCGGTTTACCATTAAGCGCATTCATATTCTCACTAATAGGATCAGTTGGTTTAATATCATCTTCTGTTGGAACTAACTTATCCGCATTTTTTACACCCAACACTTCTATCATCTGACGGTGTAGTTGTGGTAGGTCATATATTTGAGGCGCTTGTTGTGCCATTTGTAATACAGCTTGATACTGAACTACACGTTGCGCCATAGTAGAACTATTAGGGTCACTGACAGGTATAACATCTACCATAGCATAATCATCTGCTATAGCACTTTCTACTCCTGTAACAGGCTTATAACCGTACTCAGACGGCGCATATTCAGCCATGATCTCTTTTAGCATTTTAAACTCTTGTTTCATTGCATAATGAACTCGAGCTTGTACAGCAGCCATAGGCTTCAATGTACGTTCTAACAATGCTAGAGTAGTACCTACAGGGGCGTTAGCAGACATATCAGAAATGTTCATGTCACTAATAGCGCCTAGTCTACGTCCTTCGTTCGTAATCTGATTTAAAAGTTGGAGAAGTGTTTGGCTAGGCTCTTTGTATGGTAGTGGCATAATGTTGTCGCGTATGCTACCTGATGGAACATCAACATCTTTCCATTCGCCCGGTTCAATGGGCGTATCATCGCCCTTGATACGTAGACCACGGGATTTCAAGCCCCCCGGGAGATTTGACAGCGTTCCAGCATCGACTAGCTGACGTATCAAGGAGGTACCCGCTTTAGCGTAACCTCCAATAATATGGATCAATCCTAAACCATAAAACCCAAACCCCGGCACGTATACATAGTGTACAAAATGCTGACGCTTTTTACATAATTCATCGCTTTCCACCCAATTACGTCTTATAGAAAGTATTTCTCCAGTGCCTCTCTCTATTGTAACGATATAAGGTTTAGCGATATCGTCTTCAGAATCGTCAAGACCATCAATAACAATATCAGTATGAACTTCATATATAGTGTATCGGTTGTCATCAGTAATAGAAAAGCCACCCTCTTCCGCTTTTCTTTCTTCTATATCTGAATGATATGGTTGAGGATTACCCAGCTCAATATCACGATAGAAACCTACAGATTGTAGTTTGCGTATTTCATTCTTTGTTTTACGCATTACGTGAGTTACACGTT